GTTGATGTCATGCCAAGACCTATGGAGTATCCGCCAAGTCTTGCGTTCGTTAGACCTCCCGGAGAAACACTGCTAGTGTTAGCGTTGTAGCCAAAAACAAGAATCCCCTGCGAGGACGGAATGCTACGGGCCGTATCGGCGCTTGCTGCTGCCGATAGGCCGTTCTTATACAAGACCAGAGAAGTCGGACTGCTGGTGTCACTGGCTACCCAGTGTCCACCAGAGTATTGCCCCGTCGCGCTTACGCTTGTTTGAAAGTTGGCCGATGTGATTGTCTCTGGACTTCCATTGCCAAGCGAGAAGTAGTATGTACCAGACGCGTCGTCTTGCGTTCCAATCAGCCCCTTGTATGCTGTAGCAGACCTAGATATCTCATACGCCGACAAGTGCCTGCTTCCAACTGCAAGTGCGTTTCCGGGGAAGCCGGTTTGCAGATACTTGCTGCTCCCATTTCCCGTCAACCCACCGCTCGCCCCCGTCTCCGCGTAGTCGGTGCCGACGCCGACGAAGGCGTTGTTTGTGTCGGTGGTGTTTCCGTATCGCGGCTGGTTGTACGAGGTAGCAGCCGCGCCGTACTCGCACTGCATTCCCCAGCCGTAAATGAAACCAAGTGTGTCGTTAAGTTCGCTGACGGAAACAAGTCCAGTGCGGCCATCGTTTGCCGACGCAGTCGAAGTGTAGGTCTTTGTGTACCTCGTCCATGTGGTTGAGACAGTGAACGTGTCAAGGTACTCGCCGTTGATGAACCATTGCACCTGCCTCGTTCCAGTGTTTGTTTTCAGCCAGACGGACAGAGTTACCTGTCTGTTTTGAACCGGCAATAACTGATGCAACTGCCGAGTTTCTGGGCTGGGCGTCGGCGTGGTGAGTTTCGTCGCGTATCCATACCCCAGCGGCCCAACTTCCGTGCTCGCAGCGCGAGTCCAAGCACCGTTGCCTCCCGGTTGCCACGCCGCGTTGGTCATGTCCGTGCCAAACTGGTACAGGTTTGTGACCGTCTTGTCAGGCGTCAGGTAGAGCGGCACCAGTGCGGCGTTGAGATTTGAACCGCAGAAGATTCCCATGCGGTAGAAGCGATCACGGATGCTTGCCGCGTCAATGGCATCGCAGAACGTATTCACCGCCGCCGCCGTGCTGGCACTCACCGTGCCGCCGTTAAGATAGACGCGACGAATCCAGTCTTGAGCGTCAGCGTTGGACACAGATGGCCGTAAACTCGCTGACCATTTCGTAGCCAGTTGACGCTCAACTCGCTTGCAATCTGCGTCTGAAAGCGATGAGTTGTATAGCAAGACTTCGCAAATATAGTCCTTGAATGACCCGTTGATCGTCGCACCAGACAGGTCAGACCCGATGGTATATCCGACACCTGCATTGCCTGCCGCTGGTGAGTAGTTTCCACTTGCTGCGTTATATGCTCCGGCAGTCTCAACCGAAGCCAGCCCGTTCACAAACTGCGACCATGAAGTAGATGAAGACCTGTACCGAAGGATCAGAGGTTCTCCAGCGTTGTATTTGATAGACGTTGCAATCCCGCTGACTCTTGGCGACCTAAACGTACCAGCGTATGTCAGCGATCCTGAGTAAACGTCCCAGTGGTTCGCGCCAGTTGAGAAGACAGTCCAGTTTGTGGCACTGGAGGTCGAAGGATAGCAAACAATGAAAGCGGTGGCCGCACTTGGAAACACTGAGTTGATATTTGCAGTAGCAAGCCAATCGTTCGACCCATCGAACTTCAGCGCAGTGCGAGATGCTATAGCATTTGTTTGCACTACTGGTCGATATGATGCCGTCGCCTGCGTTGCGTGCCTCGCGTTGCCTGACTTGTCGCCCCAGTAGCCAACCGGAGGCGTTGGGTCAGGGACGGTGGGCGTGGCCCACTTTTGCTGTAAGTATTTCTCCACCCTAGCGCGGTCTACTGCGGTGAGGACAGTGCTGTAGACGATGAGTTCCGCCAGCCCTGCGATGCTGTTGCCCCCAGCAGTGCCGACTGTCAAGGCATGGTTTGAGTTTGATGCGGATGGAGCAAGCGTAGAACTGTTTGCATTCCCAGTTGCGGTGCCGCTGACATACATCCCCCCTCGTCCAGCCGTAGTTGACGAGCCCGCGAACGGCGTGAACGAAAGAAGCGAGAAGTCATTTGTGGACGGGATCGCGTTGTTCTGCTCTTGCGATACAACAGTTTGTCCCGACACGCCAGCCGTGACAGATTGAGAGACATGGTTGTTTCGCGGGTAGGACACGCGGTCATCAAAGAACGAAGACCAGCCGATGCCGTTCGTCGCCCCGCCAACATTTGTTGCCACACCGTAAGCGAACGTATTCGGGTCTGCCGTATCGTAGGGCTTGATGACGGCGATAACTGTGCCGCCTTGTGTGTTGTGCAGGAAGTTCCAATCGCCTGCCGCACCGGCGGCGAGGGCTTTGGTTCCCGCAAAGTTCAACGCAGGCAGTCCGTTCTTCGCACCATCCTGTCTTGAGGGAGCGCTGGCAGAAGTGGCTTGTACGAGGTGTTTGCCGTTGCCGCTCAAGTCTTCAAGACGCAAGACCGCGCCGCCGTTTGAAACAAGAGAGCCGCCGGTTGTGGCGTTGAACATCTTGTCGGTGCGAGAGCAGTCCCACCAACCAGCGCAGCCCGCGATCTCTGTCGGACTCGTCACCGCAGCGATCTCCTGCGATGCCGAGCGGTGGACTCCAGAGATGCCCCACTTGGTGGCGAGGAGAGCCTCCACCTGAGCCAGTTCGCTGCGAGTTAGAACGCGGTTGTAGTGAATGACTTCCGCGATGTAGCCGTTGAGGTACTCGCTGCTATCCCGAGAGCCGACCATCACTCGCTGAACAAGGCTATGGTCTGCGGTGCTTGCGCCCGTTGCAGATGAAAGCCCGTCAAGGTAGCCGGTTGCACTGGATGACGAAGTAACTGAGTAGATTCTGGCCTGCGTAGTCGGGTTCGCGGAACTCGTCAGAACCTGCGCTGCGGCTGCGTTCTTTTGCAGTAGCCAAACCTGCGGGTCGGAACGCACTGCTAGTCCAAAGCCATTTGTCCCAGCACTGGCGTTCATCTTTGTGTAGACGCCCTTGTTCGCCACTGCGGCTTGCTTAAACACAACGATGTATGTCATGTCGTTGCTGTTAAAGGCCGAGTTTGCAGCGACCTGCATCGCATTCGCCGTGCCGTCGAACGTCACAACGCTCTTGCCGTTTAGTCCAGCGGATGTGAGCGTCGGGCGAGCAGTGGTCGTTGCGGTGGCGTGATTGCCAAGCACGCTCTTGTCCTGCCAACGAGATATTAGCCCTCCCGGCGTCACCTGAGAGCCGCCAGAAGTGGCGTCGAACATGGAGGTAGCGTCCGCACCGTCAAGCCAGAGGACGCACCCACTGATCTCCGTAGGCGAACTCACCGCCGTCACCGGGCCAGCGTCGGTGGCGTAAAGCGTGTCGGCCGAAGAAGCGTCAAGCCAGAGGGCGAGGCCAGAGATGGACTTCGGAGTCCAGTTGCTAGATGGTCGAAGTGTACGAGGCGAGAGTGGCATTACGGTGTGTCGTATCCGACGAGGAGTCCGTTTGAGAATGACAGGACATGAATGGTCGAGTTGATGTCCTCGATGTTGATCTGAGTCGAAAGACCAGAAGGAATCGAAGAGATTGTCCCGTTGGGCTTCTTGAAGAAGACCTTCCCGTCGGCTGTGTTGACCGCCAACTCGCCTACCTTGAGTTCAGCCGCCGTGGGGACATCTCCAGTCGTGTTTGAGTATTGGTGGCAATACTCGAAGCCAGCAAGAGACTTGCCTCGACCCGGATCAGAGACGCTGCTCTTCTGGTAGGGCATGCGAAGTTACCCCTTGAGCATGACCACGCACGTGGCAGACGTCCCGGCCGCTTGGTCCGCGACGAGTTTCACTGCCCCAGCGCAGTAGCACTCGTCAGGGAGGGGGTAAACTCGCGGCTCGGTTGTCGAACTTGAGAGAGTGATTGCCGACACGCTGCCGTCATTCTTGTAGAGACGGCCATACGTTGAGGTTGCCGAGTCAGCGGCCCAAACGCTGATGCTCGCAAACGACGCGGCGGCGGTGCCGATTACGATCGCCCCGCCAGCGACATCGTCAAACCGAATCGGAACGGCCGTGGTCGACGAAGTGGTCAGAGAAAGTGAAAAAGAGCGGGACTTCCGCTTGATCTTCGGCTCGGTCATCTGCGCCTCCTTGCGCTTTGGTGGGGATCAAGTCCCTCGCGAGACTCTGTGATCCTACTTTTCTTGCGGCTCAGACCGAAAGTTACGGCTTCCGCTCGTCGTCAGGACGCTTCTGATCTCGTTTTGGCCCACAGCGAGTTCCTCAAGAGTTCGAGCCTGACTCTCTTGGGTTGTACACATCCGGTCGAGCGTGTCTCTGGTGGAATCGAGGAACTCCGTATGGCTCTCGACAATGGGAACGACCACTGTCTTGTGAACGCTCACGGCCGCTTCACGTGCCATCCAGATGAAAGCGGCAAGGATCACGCATGGTACGCCGAACCTCTCGGCGACAGTGAGGATGGTGCTCTTCATTTCTTCTTGCGTCATTGAGTCAACTCCTTCTTCCATCCCGCCATGAGAAGCCTGTGCGAGTGTGAATCGAACCACCATTCGAGAAGTTTCTTGAGTATCAACTGGACGATCGGGCCGATCAGAATCCAAAACAGAGGCCCGAACGTGACTTCGTCGCCGCAGACGAGGCAGTAGCACCTCTTGACGTCTGATTCCCAAGTCTTGAGGACAACGTCTTGCTCTTCTCCGGGCTGTCCGACTAGGTGGATGTACTCAAGCGGCGCGTTTTCGATAGCCATCGTGATAATGTCATCGATTCTCTCGCGTCCTAGGATCATTCGCCGCAGTGGAGGCACTGCCTGCCAGAGTTCCTCGCGGAGTTCTTCTTGAGTTGTCACTTCTTGCAGGCTCCATTCACGCACGAAGAAGTCTTGCACTCGCACGTGTCAGGACATGGACACGGCACCACGCTCTGCCTATCTCCGGAGAGCATCTTTCCGCGAGGGAGACCGTTCTTGCCGCACTGGTTGCAGCACTTCTGAGGCTCGACTTCCGGCTGAAGAACTAGGTTCTCAGCACGGTATGCGTCGTACGCAGCCTGACAGAAGCACTCGCAGGCCAGTCTCCGCTGCTCTTGCGTCGGCTCTGGCGTGCAGCCGCAAAGAACAAGCACGCATAGAAGTCTTTTCACAGGATGTTTCCTGACCAGTCTGGAAGTTTTCGAGGAGGAAAGCCGTCGTAAGACGAGAGAGCGAACGAGTCTCCGAGGCTGAGCATCCGATCGACGACGTCGGCGTCAATCCAGAACGTGCAGCCAATGAACGCTGGAGGCATTGTCATGCCTTCGATGCCGCTGTAGTGCGGGCCTGAGTGAGCCTTCGGACCCCAACTGTTCCAGCAGAGCGCTCCGGGTCGCTTGCCGCCTCTTTTTCCTATAAGGGCCATGCAATGCGACCATTGCGATCTGGGCTTTGCGAAGCCCATAGAGTCCCTCGTCAGAGTAAACCCTTGCGATGAGCACACTGCTGTGGGGTAACCGCTGGACAGTGCGAGGCAGAGTTCGCTGAACGACTCGACTTTGGTGCAAGACTTGACCAGACGCTGCTTGGCGTACGGCTCTAACTTGTCTGGCACTCCAGTCGCGCCCCATGACTTTTCTCTCTGGCCGCTGTATGCCGTGAACTTCTCGCCGCCGTAGTCGACGTCGTAGTGAAGGACTCCGTACTTCGTTACCGCACCAGCAGCAGCGGCTCCGTAACTCCCATCCCCGCCGTAGTTTGGCCTGCCTCTAATCTCCACCCGAGAAAAAGCGTAAACGCTCGCTTCGAGACATCGACCCTTCCACTCTTCGGCCTCGCCGTGGACAACGATTTCTGTGCTGGAGAGAGCGTCTACGCATCCAGCGAAACCATGGCCGACGCAACTTCCGATTTCTTGAGCGACTCGCGAATAGGCCGGACAGACTTGGAGTATCGCCGGATAGAGAACGACGTCTCGCCCGTCGTCTGAGAGGCGAGGCCCAGCAGACGCGATGGTCGGGTGCTTCAGGCTTGCGACGAACTTCTCTGTCGCTTCTGGGTTTGGAACCCACCCCTGCGGTCTCGGCATCGTGGTTCACTCGTCCTTGCCGAGACCAGCCCACGCAATGGCGTCGAACATCTCGCACGCCTTGCGACGCATCTCAGGCGTGAGAGTTCGCTGCTTGTCGCCCATGGTCTCGACGAACACTTGCTCGATCGACTCGCTTAGACCCTCGTACTTTCCCGGGGGATTATCTGCCATACCACGCCAGATGAACTTCAGGATCGCCACGTGAATCGCCCGGAGACCCTCGGTCGTGATCACGACTGGTGGCTCCTTCGACCCGTCGGCTGCGACGACATTCGACGCGTTGGTGTAGATGTAGTTCAGCCAGAGCCGGTCGATCGGGCTCATTCCGCTGGCGACTTTCGTGACCTGACGAACCTGAGTCTTCATTTCCTGCGACGGCTCCAGTGCAGAGACAGATGCTGGGACATAGATCGCCTTGTCCGGAACGCCGAAGACCGCGTACGCGACCAGAAGAATCGCAACGACGTTACGAACAGCAGCAGAGGTCACCCTTTGTCCTCCGAAGAGAGCATTACGTCGAGCAACTGCTTGCAGAGTTCTGTTCCCTTGGTGTTGCCAGCACGGCTAAGGCGACGGGCGATCTCAACGACGGTGTGAGCGTCGTCTTGGCCTACGGCTTCTTCTGCTTTGGTGGCTTTTCCGTATGACGCGTAGGTCTTTTTTGCGTAACCCACCAGCCACGGGCCTGCCACGACAGCAGCCGCCGCCACAATGGCAACGACGCGTAGAGTGAAATCATTGATCATGCCTGCTCCACCTTGTCGAGAATCCAACGCAGGAACGACTCGCCCTGCGGCGACTTGAGGATGGCCGTCACGTGATCGACGAGTTCGTCGTCAACCTTCGTGTTTTTCGACTTGCTGGCGAGCCACTCGCAGGCGTCGGCCACGATCAGAGACTTGCGGTGCGGGTCGTGCTCGGCAAGAAAAGCCTGCACGTAGGTCGCAACAGGCGCCCACTCCTGAAGAATGCGTACCTTGTCCCACAGCGTGATATTCGAGGCGGTTCCGTACTTGTCTTCGTTAGCCATGAATGCACCCTCCTTGGTGATGCACTCAGGCTATCAACAGTTCACAAGCCACCAGAAGTATCGAAGTCGTCGATGTACTGGAACTGCGAGTCTGAAATGACTCTGATTTCGACCTGCTCAGACTCTGGCGACCAGCCTACGCACCGCTTGGCGCGTTCTTCGTCTGACCAAGTGGCCTGAATCTCTAGGCACTTCTGGCGTATCTCGTCCTCTGTGGGTAGATACGCCGTTCTCTTGCCGGTTTTTGCGCCGTGCCAACTCTCTCGTCGAGGGAGGGCCAGTTGGCGTCGAGTAACGTCACACTTGTCAGCCGATATCTTCAGAGTTTCGGCAATGATCCGGGTCGGCGTCCCGGCCAGCCACATCTTCGTGAAGGTCACCGTGCAGACGGCTACCTTCACCTTGTGAGTCGACATCTTTTGGGGTCCAGAAGGAGACAACCCGTTGAGACGGGTTCAAGTAGCAGTCCCCTCCGCACGTTCGCCAGTGGTGAACGTGCTCGCAATCTCCACCTCGATACTGCCCAGCAAGGTAGTTACCCATCCTGTACACGCCCAGTTGCCCGAAGCATGAGTTCATTTTGACCGGCGGCGAACCTACTGGTGGATGCCAGAGGTGGAACCAGATCATGTCGTGACGCTCATTCCACCAGTTCCAGCGACACGCCCACGCGTCGTACTGGCAGATGGTTGGAGTGTTCCAAACCGGAGGCCCCCATTCGCACCACGAATACGATCCCATGCCAGCAGCATTTGAGTACGCAAGCGATTCGAGATGAGAGACCGTGGTCGCCACGCCGTCTATCGACCATCCGCCCCATGGGTCGGTGTCGAACACGATGCAGTAATCGAAGT